CAAACGCTGGAAGTAAAGCAGCGCCAACCTGCTTAGAGATGTTCTCAAAAGCTAGAGCGATTTTGTCTGAGGCGTTTGCGGTTGCTACGGCTGTGCCGCCCACCTGAGTTTCTAGGGCAACAAGGAATAGCTCCTGCGCGGCAAGCATCTGGTTAGATTCAACCAAGGTTCTAATCTTTGCTTTTTCAGTTTCGGTGAAGGTAATACCAGCGCGGCCTAGTGCTGTGATTCCCTTGATGGGATCGTTGAGTGCTTTACCAAGTTGAACTGCGTTAGTTTCCGCTTCACCAAACCCTGCTGCCGCTAGGTCAATGGCCGCCATAGTAGCTCGGTCAAAAGCTCCGCCGGCCTCATCAGCGGTAAGTGCTAGTTGCTTGAATGTAAGAAGCTTGGCCTGCGTTGCCTTGATGGATTCTGCATCTGTGGCAGTAGCTATCTCGTTAGCCTCGGCATACTTGATAAGCCTGTTAGTTACGGTCTGAGTAGACGCGCCAAACAATCCCATTGAGGTATTGATCTGAGCAAGCCGAGCGTTAGCTGTTGCTACATCCTCGGCGGCCTTGATTGCGCTTGCGCCAAACTTGACAGTGACGGCAGCAGCACCGATGAAAGCAGCACCGGCAACCAGTCCAAGTGTTCTAATTCCCTTAGTAGCGTTTGCGAAGTCGCGGCTTGCCCGCTTTAGTTCCTTGTCGTCAAAGACGCTCTTGATTACGACCTTGACGCTACCAGCCATTAGTTGCCTCTGTTTGCTATTTTGTAATACTTGTCAATTACTTTATTGACCTCGCGTTGCACCTGATCGAACTTATGCTCAAGGGCTGCCCAGCCATAGCGAGATGCCCTGCCGCCGAGGTTTCTAATCATGTGCTGACCCTGAGTTGTCACTGAGTGTCTGCGCTGGACAATCTCTCCGTTGCGCTTGCGATAGGTGTATTCCCTAGACTTGCCGCGCTGTCCACCGCCACCGCTTCGCCCTGCCATGTCAGCCATTGCAACCGATGGATTGTTTATCCTGATTGAAAGCAACGATGCAGTTAGCGAGCGAGAACCGCGCTTAAGCGAGCTTGAGACTGTCGTACTGTTAGTGCCTGCCGCTTTGACTCTACCGCCACTAGATCCTCTAGCGCCTGGGCTGGCCCACCTCAATCTACCCTGGTTGAAACTTATAGCCCCAGACTTGCTTTGAACGATTGCGCCCATACCGCTAAGCGGCTCGACTTTGGGGATGTTAGCTTTTATCTGTTGATTGACCGGCTTAGCTATTGCCTTTAGCTCGCGGCGAAACTCCCTGAGAAGGCTAGGCTCGATCTCTCTAAGGTCACGCTGTAGATTACGGATGTCGTCAGCATCCATCTTGAAAGCCTCTTTAGCCATTAGTCACCTCTCGCCAAGTCTACCAAAAGGAAAGCCGCCCCGATTAGAGACGGCTTCCTATTTACTGCTGCGCTCTGTAAATCAGATACCTAGTCATTGTCCAGCGCATCCTCTCAGTTTCCTTCATCAGGACACTTGGAGCGATTCCAGTTTCAACAGCTAGTGCGGCAATTTCCCAGTGCTGAGAACTATCGCCTAGCCCTACTATTTTTTTGGTGTTGCCGTTTTTACTTCTGAGACAGTCAGCGACCAATCTTCAAAACTCAACGCTGTTTTCTTAGCGGCGAATGTTGGAGCGTAGCCAAGATACATTAACCAAGTTACTCTTAAGTCTTGAGCGGCTTTGGAGAATGAGATGTTGAACCTATCCTCGAACATGATGATGTCCGAGGCGTAGCCGGTGATTTCCTCTTTTTCGCCTGAGCGGTAATGCACTACCAGTGGTAATTCCATTTTTAGGTTTCTTTCTTTTTGGGGTTAGACTGTGCCGCGAGTTACAGGGCCAGTGATTGGCCAAGTCAAGTTCGCTACTGCCAAGTCCCCGATTGAACCGCTCACAGGTGTGAGGTTGGTTACGTTGGTGACAAAGGTGTAGCTAGGGTTTGATGCGCTGACAGCAGTTCCATTTGGAAGAACTACAACTGTTGCCTGTGTTCCGAACAATGGGTATAGCGCGCTGTCAATTCCTGCGGCTGCGTAGTCGGTGTGGAATGAAACTGTAAAAGTTCCAGACTTTAGACCAGCGGTTTCGGTTCTCCATCCACCGGCAGTGCCGAAGGCGGTTGTGTCTACTGAATCAGCTGAGAGTGAAATCTCAACCTGGTTGATGTTGGCGGAATAGTCAACAGCACCGATGGTGACATTGACATCCGTGAGGACTAGCTTGGCCATTTGATCTCCTATTAGTTAGCTTGCAAGCACTCGGACAGAAAACTCTGCCGCGAGATAGGTTATGTCATTCATGACCATTGAGCCATAACTTGACATGTCGGTTACTATGCAGTCAAAAGCTACACCGCTTAGTGTCCTATTAGATTCTACTGCACGCCTGACAGAACTAGCGGAATCGCTTGAGCAGTATGCGTCTAAGTTTCTTTGGCCTGTCCGCTCGTCAACCCTGCCGACTAGCACTTGGATAGCAAAGGTATATTCGGACATGCCGTTCTGACTTGTCAAGTGATACTCAACGCGTGAGAACTGGACTATTGCAACAGGTGGGTTGGGTTGATCAGGGATGTCTTTGACAACCCTTAGCCCTGGGATGGTTGCAAGGTTGGCAGCAAGACCGGCTCTCAGCGATTGTATGTCTGCCATTAGGCCATCCTAATTCTGCGGTAGCCGTCAACCAACTGAGCAACGTCTGGGTCAAGGCGTGAGCCGACCCTCATGGATCCTAAGTCGTTTGAGATAATACCAAGTGGGGAATCTAGGCGCTTAAAGATTCGGCTGGACTGGATGACCGTTGCCTGGGTGATGTCAATTGGGATGGAATCAAATCCAAATACGCCGGTAACCTGAACCGTTGCTTCGCCGTCAAGGGTCTGGAACGTATAGTCATTAGTTGCCCTAATCCTTGTAAAGGGTGTTGACCTGCCATCTACGATTCCGTTGAGTGGTTCTAGCTGGTAGTCAGTGGTTGACCAAGTGATGTCATAAACCGATTGAGCGTCTGCTGAGCTTGTCTTGAGCGAGGTCAAGGAAACCAAGTCATCCATTTCACATGTAAAGGCATCGCGAGCTGCAAAGATTCGGGAGACAGCGGTTGCGGTCTTATAGAAGTTTCGGTTGGTGTAGTTGTCAATTGCTCGGCTTGCAGACTCGACTGCCATTTCTAGAAGTCCGTCATCTACCGCGTCAGTTATTCTAAGCGCCGCTTTGACTTGAGCAAGCGTGCAATATGCGTTGGTTATGGCCATGCCCCTAGTCTACCTTTACCCTGCGCTTTATCTCAGTTGAGCTTGCTCCCTCACCATAGGGAATGTAGATTAGTGAGATGTCCATGTTGTCGAGCCAGTCTTGGTCAAAGCCCATCTGCTTGTGATAATCCCTGCGCGCCCAGTCTGAGCCGATAGCAATAATGTCAGGCGAAACCGCTTCAATTGCAAGCTTGCTATCCGCGCCGCCGTAGTTCTCAACAACAGCCGAGACATACTTACAAGCTTTCAAGACAACCCTGCGTTCCTCATAGGTCATGATCGGCGGCTTGCCTTTGTATTTTGTTATGAACTCATCGCTATTGAGCGAGACGACGACATCCCCTAGCTCTGCGCAGCGTGCGAGGAATCGGACATGGTTAGCGTGGAATAAATCAAAAGTGCCTCCGGTGTAAATCAGTCCCATTTGTTTTCCCTTCTTACTTGTAGTGACCAGCCAAGCTCTTTGAGTATGTTCAAGTTCTGCTTGTGCTGGAATAATTTAGCGTTGGTTTGATAAGTCCTAGCGTTGCTTTGCTCATAACCGCTCTTGATAGTTGATGAGTTGTCATGGTAAACCTTTGCGTCAATAGTATGAAACTCGACCCCTAGCTCTTTCATGCGCCAATAATAATCGTCATCATCAAAGTAAATCGGGTGGAAAGATTCATCCCATAGCCCAGCACGCCCTACGCTGCCCTGTGTGGGGATTACGCATGACCATGAGGGAATCACTTCAACGAAGTTGAACTTGTCCGTCTGAACGCCTTCAGCGATTGCTTTTAGAGCGCCAGGTGCAAAATAAGCGTCATCATTTGGGATTACCCAATAAGGCGCGTGAGGTGTGGACTTGATGATTAGATTCCAAGCACCGTTCGCCCCCAAGCCAAAAGGCATCCTGAGCAGCCAAATGTTCTTGACTGTTCTAGGAATGTGCGGTCTGAACTTGTCAGTCCCCGAGTTGTCTACGATGACTAAGTGCTCGACTGGATAATCTATGGAGTCAAGTAGTCTCTGCGCTAGATCAAAGCGGGATAGTGTGGCGAACCCTAGCACCGGAATCATTTCAGCTTCTTCTTTAGAAATGGCAACCAGTAGTTATTCCAAACCTTGTCAATGTGGAATTCCTTAGCAAACTCAATTGACGCTGAGCTTTTTCCTCTGTCTGCTTTATAGGACAGCTCTAGCGCGTTTAGGATTGAAGGGATTAGCGGGATTCTGAAAAATGCGTTTTGAGCTTCATCCCAAAAGGGTTGGCCCTCAACCAACCAGGAATCATTCGATAGCAAATCAGGGGTCGCTGCCCAAGATGAACCGATTACCCTAGTGCCGCAAGCCTGCGCCTCAATTGCTGGAACTCCAAAGCCCTCACCGTAGCTCACGTGCAGTAAGACATCCATGCCGGTGTAAAGGGCAGCCATCTCTTGATCCGAGTAACCAAAGCGCATCTTCTCACGCTCGGGGAATAACACGCTGTCTTCTGGTATCCCCATCCGCTTCATCAGGTTTATTAGGTCAAAGCCGCCAAACATCTTTGTCGGGTCTGCGTGAATGTATAGATAAGCGTCAGGGTGCTTTGCTCGAAACATTGCAAAGGCTAAAA